CTAAAACCCCATAGTTAGCATTACCAATGATAAACCCATCGATCACGGGCTCAAGTGTAGTAAAGGTAGTGCGCCATTTATTCGGTGTAACGCTGTGTGCCACGCCGAAAACTTGTAAAGTCTTAGTAAGGGTAGATGCACCTGGTTGGTTAGTAGTAATAGTTACCGGGTCAAAAAAATCTAAATCTAAAGCTGCAATTATGCCTGTGTTGTAGTTATCTGTGTAAAGGTCTAGCTCGATGGCATCGCATCTAACGCTAGTTTCCGCACGGCTGGCAACGTACGCACGGGCATAGTCCAATGCCTCTGCATCAGTCTGCATAAGTAGGTTTTGGATATTGTAAGTATGGGCAAAATACTTAGCCACACTAGCTGCGTTAGTAGCGTTTTGTACTGTGCCACCTGTACGGGTCACGTTAGCCTGGTTAAATACAAGGGTGTCATCTAATCGCCAGACGGCGTTAAAATAGCCGATGTCTGTGCCGTTATCGTTAAACACGGTAGGCGTACCGCCGATACTGGCCACGGTTACGGTGCGATCCTGAAATACGAAAGAGCCAGATGCATCAACATAAAACGCGCCATACTCGCTATTTGTAACGGTTTGTAATGCAGCCAAGGATGTACGAGCTGTGCCGGGGTCTGCCTGCATAGTAGTTAAACCTGCATCAACATCACGCATAGATGCTGGCCAGTCAATTTCATCAAGTATCTCGTTAATCCGTGTGCCACTTAGGTCGCCTGCAGTTGCACCTGTAACGGTACTGATCTGAGCATTTTGAGCCAGTCTTAGGGCATCTACGGCTTGGATGACTGTATAAACAACATCGTTAGCATTTTTAGGGGTAGTCGTGGTGTAACTGGTAATAAATCCCGAAAACATGGCATAAGTGCTGCCAGCATAAGTAGCCGATATAGATACCTTACGCATTGGATTCAATAAGCCAAAATACGGGCTGCTCGGGTTTTGCGGATTAAAGTCGCCGTTTTGATCTACGATCCGCAGGGTTAGAGTACCTGTCTGAAATTCATCGGCCTGCGGATTACGGCCGCGCTTAATGCTTACGCTATCGACTACGTTACTTACATCTACGATAACTGCAGCTGAATCGGCAAGGATATTAGTACCAAGTATGCCTTCGCCAAGAATAAATGCTTGGGCAAAACTAGGGCCAGTAGAAAAATTAATGACCGCGTTAATTACTGGGACTGTCATTAGCCGGCATCCACTAAGAATCCAGCAGCTGTGCGTGGCAAACCTTGCCTATTGGCATTTAGTAACGCATCGTTTACCTTTTCGGTAAAGTCATCACCATCTAATACGTTGCCTTCAATAACAATAGTAATTTGTGTTGGATTAGCAGCATCATAATTGCGATCTCTGCTCTGAGTAGGATTAAAAGTCATACCAGCACCAGGGGCAGTATTAGTAGGTGCTGCAGCTAAGGCAGCGGCGGCGGCAGCAGCAGCGGTTTGGGCGGCAATTTTCTCATCATAATTGCGATCTTTGCTTTGAGCAGGGTTGTTAGTAATACCAGCACCTGCAAGGGCGGCTGCGGCAGCAGCGGCAGCAGCTTTGTCGGCTGCCTCTTTTTCGGCAGCACCGCCAAGTATCGCTGCAGTTTCGGCGGCAGCTTTGTCTGCGGCAGCTTTGTCTGCAGCGGCTTTAGCAGCAGCGGCAGCTGCGGCGGCGGCAGCAGCAGCGGCTTGATCGTAATTGCGATCTTTACTCTGAGCAGGATTAAAATCAACACCTGGAATTAAAGTAGTCATGCCTACACCTAATTTACGCAGAGCTTCTAACGCTAAAGATAAACTGCCAGCCCATGTAGAAAATGGATCTTTAGCCTGACCGATTGCTAAGAGATCGGCAGCAATCTTGGCATTTTTTGCCTGGATCTCCTCTAACTTCTTGGCTAGTTTCTCGGCTTTATCAGCATCCTCATCTGCAATAGCCTGCATAAGTTGTAAGCGTATTTTTTCTTCTTCGCTTATCTTGCCTTTTAGCGCAGCGGCTATTTGAATCTTTTGTATTTCAAATACAGCAGCGGCTTTAGCAAGTTTGGCTGCATTAGCTGCGGCCATTTTATCGGCCTTAATCTTATTAGCTGCGGCTTTTTTATCGGCTGCAATTTTAGCGGCAGCAGCTTTCTTTTGATCTGCTTCAAATTTCTGGGTATCCATATTTGAGCCGCCAGTCATGGCAACGTTACCCATGCCTTGGAAACCCTTAATTTCTTTGATCAGATATGCCAAACGCTGTGGGCTAAATCTGCCTAGCAGATCAGTTACGCCGCTAAATAAATAACCGAAAATGCCAGCACCGGGTATGGATTTGACTTGCTCTTTTAGATACACGATCGAATCAACGAAATTAGCCAAGGATGTAGCTGCGCCTTCAATATCCGCCCCAAGGGTAGATATGCTGTCATCATCGCCCAAAGATTGCAGGGCATTAATAAGGCTTGTACCGATAATCTCTTTAGCATTATTAGATGCAATAGCCAGTTTGTCCATTGAGCCAGCAAAAGAATCTGCAGATGTCTTGGCTGCGCCTGCAAAGGTTACGGCTAACTGGTCTGTTATCTCTTTGAAAGATTTAGTTTTTAGATCGGCTTTAGATATGCCTATGCCTAATTTACTAAGCGTGGCGTTATTGCCCAGATAAGCCTTTGATAATGCAGCTGTAACTGATTCTAAATCTTTGCCACTATTCGCGCTTATATCCATCGCGATACCCATTAAGCGTTCAGTTTCAGCTGTATCGCGTGTGGCTATTGCTAACTTTGTATAGGCTGGGCGCAGCTTGTCATCGACTATGCCAAACTCTTTTTCGATGCGCTGTATGTAACCTTCAGCGGTTGCTGCATCTCGACCTAAGCCTACGTTTTTAAGTGCTAGGGCTAATTGCTGTTGCGCCTTCTGATCTGCAGCTGCAGCCTTTACCGATGCCTTGGCATATGCCAATACCCTAGTTGCGCTAAACGCGACTCCAAAAGTCTTAGCTAAATTCTTTACATTTTTAGATAGTTGCGCCGTAGATGTATCTGCCTGCTTAAATGCCTTTTTGCCAGTAAATTCGGCGGCTATATCAATTCTTACGGATGGATCTACGGCCATTAGTTATACCCCACAGCCTTGTTAAACTTATCCCGAGATAACTCAATAGCCTTAATAACAGCTGCGTTAGTCTTGCCGCCATCCTCTTTCCATGCGCGAAAGATTGCGCGGCCTTTCATCTTGCGGGATCTACGGCCTGCGCCTGTTTGATTATTGGCATCTACAATTACGCCATACTGGTTAATGGCTTGTACGAATATCGAACCAGCATATGGGTTACGGCTACGACCCTGGCCTTTATTAGCACCTACTTTATTTTTACCAAAATCTTTGTGACCCGGTACTTGCACAATAAATGCAGCACCTTGTTCACGGCCATTAGGATTTACACGGCCAGCAGTTTCATAGATTGCACCCGATGCGGATGCGTTTTGAATACGCGCTAATGCTCTAAAGCCTTGGCGGTTAGGCTTGCTAGGTGTGGTTTTATAACCTACTCCACTTCTAGCAGCTGAGCCTTCCCATAATGGGAATTTTCCATCTATAGATTCTTTACCCCAGCCCGATAACGGTGCTTGGCGTGGAATAAACCCTTTAGCTTTAGTTGCTATTGGTCTAAGCAAATTAGCCATTTCTGCTTGCGTTTGTTTTGCTAAATCAGGCGTAAATTTCTTTAAGGCTTTACGAAGTGCGATTCCGCCTATTACCTGTGCTGGCATCTCGCATCTCCTTATTTCGGTCTTTCATCGCCTGCAATAAAGTCTTAAACATCCTGCTATCTAGTGCTAGTAAATCATTGGGCGCGATACCCGTTTCCAAACTGATCCGTGCGATCAAGTAAGTAAACGAGTCACGCCCTATAGTTCCGGGTCATCATCCAGAACCTCAACCTTTTTAAGTGTTGCTAAGAACGGTGCACCGAACATTGGCACGGTTTCGCCTGCAGCTCTTAAACACTCCCACGCCAACCAATAAACATCTGACTGCTTCTCGTCATCTCTAAAGGCTTTATGAAAACCTTTTTTAGCATATAACTCGAACGCGTACTCGATCGATGGTGTTATCTGGTGATCAGATATTGAACCATCAGCCTTTGTGATCTTTAACTTAGCCATTTGTTAGCCCCTATTCTGTTTATTATGGTGCGGTAGTAATTACGATTGGTGAATTACAAGTAAATGTAATTGATTGTGTAGCGATGTCTGCTACTGCGCCGTTAATATCGGTAGTGTTATTTACCAAAATTGTGGTGCTGTATAGCGGGTTCGTTGCTGATACTACTGCGCTTGTTTGCTTCAACGTAAGAGGTACTGTTGTACCCCATGCAGCCTGAAGGGTTGCGTTTACGTTTGCTGCAGCTGTGTCGCTTAGGAAATCTAAAGTAATTGTGCTTGCCTCTAAACCTTTAACAAACTTATGAGCTGTATCGCCCATAGCAGTTACTTCGAGTTCATCGAACACGCGGTTAATTGTTGCCGATGTAACATGGTCAGTAAGTACTACTGAGTTAAGAGTTACAACGACTGTATTATTTAAATATATAGCCATTTGTTTATTCCTCGATCTGCTCGGTTACGGGTGCTTTTGTTTTTGTTTCTTTTACTGGTGGTGCTTCGATTTGCCCAATTTTAATTAAAAAGGCAATATCCTCATCTGTGTATGACATAGTTTAACTCCAGCTCGATAGTATGGATATGGTGAACTCAGCGGTAAGCAAGTCGCCGCTATCAGCATTTAATACACCGGGCGCGCTAACGCTGGTTATATTAAATACAAGATTAGATGCAGCTAGTTTTGTGTAAGCCGCAACGATAAAATCCTCAATGCCCTGCAGGTTGCCCTGGTTGTCAAACATCGGCACGGTTAGCAAAATCTTAAAATTAGCCATAGGCGAAATAGTTATATAGCTGTTATTGCTGGGTGTGAGATATGGATCGGCTGGGATTACTACGCAGCTGTTAGCCAGGATGGTTGCAGGTGGATATGCGAATACCGACCAAACTCCAGCATTAGTTAAAGCCGTTGCGATGGTGCTACGCAGCGTGGTAATGGCAGCGGTAGGCATTTATCCCACCATGCTATTCGGGTTCATGTACGGGGCTAGTAAGCCTCTTATTTTGCCTATCATGCTGTTGCCCATGCGGTAAGGGCTAGGGCTAAAGCCATCGAGTCCTACGCCGCCTGTCTGGGATACCTGGCGCGCTTGCCAAATATCTACGGCCAAGATCATCGCAGCTTCTCTAACGCTTGCTGTATTAACGTAAGTGGCTGTTTTTGTATCCTCGCCTGTGGCTGTGCCATAAGGCAATACACGGCGAAAATTTTGATTTGCTGCGACCTTGGCATATTGAATAAAGCTATAACCCTGTGGGTATTGGAAATAATTAAGCTGCAGATTAAACGCAGGCAAGATATTACCCGTGCCTGTTGAAAATGGGATAGTGCCTGTAATTGTGTAAGTGCCGTTAAAGGTTGATCCAGCCCCGGCAATAGTTACCGACTCTGTGGCAGTAAATATGCCGGGGTTGGCGATCATTACGGTTGCAACGTTGCTTACCAATGCAGTCCCCACGACTGGCGCAGAATCAAACCAAAGGAAACTGTTGATTTGATCCTGTGCGGCTTGGCAACACTCCTCAACCGTACTATCTGAATAAAGAGTACCGATACCTAAATTGGCACGTAGCTCGGCTACGGTAACGTAACTAGCTGGCATCGGTACTCCTTACTTAGTATGGGTCGGTAGGGCAAAGGGCTAATGCCCTACCGACTATTAGGGTTATTGTTTAAGGTAGCTTTGCGAACTTAATAATGCCATTAGGCATTTTTGCAATAGTTGCCATAAAGCCGTAGATAGCAACCTGAACCTGCAGATTAGATACTACGTTTACAGACATGTATGCCTGTGGGCTGCGGTAAATTGTAAATGCTTCAGGTGCAAGGATTACAGCTGAGTTATCATCGAACGCAGTTTGTGTGAAGTTCTTATCTACATATAGATCAAGTCCTAGCACGTTGCCGCGAATTGATGAAGGTGCAACCTGGCCTGCTGCGTTCATTGGTTGAATTGCGTTGTAAATTGGGCGGCCAGTTGTATCAACAGCACCTAATAGTGCCTGGTACTGCGCTGGGTTTCCAATGTAGTTTTGTGCAAAGTAACCTGTGTTTTTGTAAACAGCAGATGCAGCTTCTGATGAATAAGCAATAATGCCTGCGCTGTCGCCTGTTGTTGCAGTTCCAAATGTACCTGCTGCTTGTAATGCTGTTAGTGCAGCTGTATCAATAGCTGTTAAATAAGCATTTTGTAGTTGCTGTGTAAGCTCGTCATAAAAGCCAGGGTATCCAGCTCTTTCTAACAATTCTACGGATAGCGTATTCATGCCTGAATATTTTTGCACAGTTCCGCTTAGGTAAGAGGTTTCCATACCTGTATTTTGTACGTTGCCTGCTTCGGCCTCGACTGTTACAACAGGTGCTACGCCTGTTCCGCCGCCTGCAGATGTCACAAGTGAAGGCACGTTAATTGTCATACCAGTTGGTGGCAGAACGCCTTGGCTACATGCATCAATAGTTGGTGTACCAAAACGTGTGTTAGTAACAAATTCGCTTAGGTATTGTGTTGGGTTAAAGCCCGGGTTAGTGCTGAAAGAATCATCTGCAGCTGTTACATACAACATTGAATCTTGGTTGCCTAAAGCAGCCTGAATTTTATGCTCTGTGTACTTGCCCATAGATGTAATTGGTGTGCGTACTGTTTGGCTGTCTAATACGGATGGGCGGATAATTGGGCGAGCTGCTTGAACTGGTGCAGCCTCGACTGGTTTTTCTGCCGGTACATCCGGTGTATCAATAGGGGCTGTAGTCACAGCTGCCTCGCTTTCGGTTTCGGTTTCGGTTTCAATCATCT